ATTCACCTTCCTTGAATTGGGCACTGCGTCCTGGGCCTGATTTTTGGTTTCCGCCAAACCGAGGTTTTCTACAAACTTCGGCTTGTTCGGAATATCCGCGCCATTCTGGTTTTTTTCCAGACGAGTATTCGCATTATTATTTGCATTAGCCGCATTCTGGTTTGCAGTATTAGCCAACGCTTTCGCTTCATCAACCCGAGTATCTGTTTCGCCTTTGGAATATGCACCCACATCCCCAGAATTCAGCGCAATATCCGCATTCAGAGCTTTACCATTAACCTTACGCCCCGCTGGAACGCGGCCATCGGCATTATCATTCGCAGCTTTCGCCTGTGCTTTGGCATCATTCACCCGTGCATCGGTTTCAGTTTTGTTATATGCATCTACATCAGAAGCCTTAAGATGGATATCTTCCGACAATGCTTTCCCATTCACCTTGCGACCAGATGGCACGCGACCGTTGGCATTATTATTCGCCGCATTAGCAAAATCATACGCCGCTTTCACCGCTTTCGGTGTTGCCGCATGGGTTTCGCTGTTGTTGTCCACCGCGCTGCTCAGGATCACAAATCCCTTCTCTTTCAGCGTCGCGTCAGGATGATTACGGCTGTTTGAATGCTTCTGAATGGAGTCATCAACATATTCGCGAGTTGCCAGAACCACAGACGGGTCAACTTTCAAGGTCACCGACTCGGTACTACTGACAATCAAAATCATGCGGATGGTCTGGGTACGACCGGAACCTTCCTGTAATTGTGGTTTGTAGCTTTCCGCGCAGTTCCCGACGGCAATCAGAATGCCATCTTTGTCAAACAGACCGATTTCACGGATCCACCAGCCACCTTCACTTTCAGGGATAACCTGTTCAGAGATGATCTGGTTAGTGTTTTTGGGATCGATGCTCAACGTATTGATCGCGGCACGACGCTTTTCATTAATCAGTTTGGTTTGCTTAGTATCTGGTGTCGGCAGGCTGCCACCACCATCACCAACGGCCATATGGGTGATTTCAATTTTTGTACCCAATGCCGCAGCATTCGCCAACTTATCTGCGCCTAGCTGCGTCAGCAGCGCAAAATATTTGGTACTCATGGTCTAATCCTCATGTCATCAATAATATGTATGCCCATACCCACAACGTCTGAGCCGGATACCGTTACTTGTTCTGCGAAATAGGGGTAAACCGTCAGCTCATCACCGCTGTAACTGGCTGCTGAGTAGTAATACTCACCGCGCGTATCCAGATTAATGTCTAACCCAATCAAATGACGGCTGACTGGCTTAGCATCAGAAATCAGTTTTTCCAGTTCTTCGAACATTTCATGGGTGATGCCGTTTTCCAGTACACCAATATCCAGCCGGAAGGTGCCTGGTACATCATTGGTCTGCCACCACTCCTTTACGCGAATGAGATACCCCAGCGGTTCAACGACCCGCCGAATTGCACCAATCGTTCCTTTATGTTTATGCAGGAATAGCGAGCTTTTGATCACTTCTCTTTTGATGCTCTCAGACCAGTGTTCGTCCCAGCGATCCACTGACCACGCCCATGCCAGATAGGGCAACAACGTTGCCGGACAGGTGTCTGGGTTCCACAGTTCACGCAGCGGCACTTTAATCTTCTGCAACTCGGCACAGGCTTTGGCCGCAGCAAGTTCTAGCTGGGTTGAGCCCATCGGCAGAAGGCGATCATTCATCTGAACCTCCCATCATCAGTGTGGTTTTGGTGCAGTAAGACACCTGAGTTTTATCCAGCACCACATCTTTCAGCGGGGCTTTCAGCTCCACACGCTGGATGCCTTCCACATGCAATGCGGCATAAATTGCCGACAAGCGAATGTCACGCCCCAAGCGATGTTGTGCTTCAACGTAGTATTTCAGTTTCTGCTCAGCCGCTTTGCGGATCGGTTCTGATTCCGGTGTCGGGAAGATATACAGCACCGCATCAATTTCATATTCCACAATACTCGCCGATTGGACTTTCAGGCGATCCGCCACCGGACGCACGTTTTCGTCGTTCAGCGCTTTTTCGACTTTATCCAGCAGCTCTTTCGATGCCACGCCTTTATCTTCACGGGACATAATAGTCACGGTGACATTGGCTGGTGACGGGCTGATAGCCGAAGCATCAGCAACCCGACCGTCCGCACTGCGGGCATGGAATTCATAGGAGCCAACTGGCCCAGCCACACTCAAACCTTCAAAAGCCTGCGGGATGCGAACACGGTAGTCGTTGTCAGATTCCATTACCGCCGGTGTCGGTGGTACGGTGGAGTTATCCGCAGGGCTCAAAACCATTCGGACTACGTTATTGTTCACACCCAATTGATCCAGATCTCTGCCTGTCGAATAGGCCACCATCACCGCACGGGCGGCTTCGTTGACACGTTGACGCAAGAGCAATTCGCGATAAACGTTCTCTTCCAGCAATTTGACCAAAGGTTCTGATTCCAGTTGCAGAGTTCGTGCAATCGCATCCTGCTGTTCTTCTGGATAGAGCGAGATCAATCCTTCTTTGCGCTCTTCCAGCAGTTGTTCATAATCTAGTGGTTCCACCACATCCGGTGGTGGCAACTGGCTTAAATCGATTGTTGGCATGACTTACCTCACCGGGAATGGCTCACCGGAATAGAAAGTGAAAATTCTTTGGCGGATTGATGATAAGTTCCCGCAATATCCACCACCATTTCACCGTTCTGCCGGGTCTCCATTGTGATTGACATAAGCATCACACGTGGCTCCCAACGGCTGATGGCGGTATAGCTGGCCGCCATGACCTGAAGCCGGAGCGCCGGGTTCTGTGGCCAATCGATTAGTTCTGGCAGCAACGAACCGTAAGTACGGCGTGCGATGCGGCTACCCACGGAAGTTAATAAAATATCACTGACGGATTGCCGGACGTGAGCCAGATCTGTCAGTTCTCGGCCCGTTTGCCGATTCATTCCCAGATACATCATACGGGGCCTCCTGATGTGTCACCGCCTGACCTGACGCCGGTGTGTTTATGGGAATCCACGACCACGCCGTTGGAACTGAATGTGCCGCCGGTGTGTTCAATATTGCCCGTCATTTTGCCGCCATTGCGCACGATCAAATTCCCCGTGCTCATTAGCTGTGTACAGATGACTTCCGGTGTATCCAGTGTGATTCTGGTACTGGCGACACAGGTGATTTCCGGTGCGGTAATATGGACGGAATCCGAAGCAGTCACTGTCGCGGTTTTGATGCCGATCACAGTCAATGCGCCTGATTGCGGTTCATATTCCATCACTGCACCATCAGGAAACTGGATATGCGTCGCTTCTGATGATGTTGATGGCGCCGGAAACTCATCTGAAAAAATCGCAGGCAATACAAAGGCGGTGGTCAGTTCTCCGCCTATGGACAGTAATAAAACCTGCTCACCGACACTGGGCGCCCACCAAGTGCGGGAGTTTCCCGCCCTGGATGTCAACCAGTTCAGCCAGTTGGTTTCAAGGTTGCCTGTTGCAACCCGGCACATACCCTTTGTGGTGTCCACTTGGGTGATGACGCCGGTTCGGATCAGGTTGCGCATTAAGCGCAGCAGTTCAGTGAGTTGTGTGTTCATGACGTAAGAATGCCATGAAAAAACCGGGTAGACATTAAACGGGGTTTGTAGGAAATGTCATACAAACCCCGTTCAAAAAACACGTAAAATCAATAAAATAAAAGCCTTCTTCCAACGTGAAAAAAGGCTTTTGGGGTCTGCTGAACGATACTTAAGTGAAGGATAATATTTACGGTTTACATTGACGAACGACTTCAAGTACATACTGTTGCAGGTAATCTAATTTGGCCTGATCGCTGATGATTCCGGCTCGGATATCGTAAATAGCACGTCCAGCTTTTGTAGTGAGTTCGACTTGGGTTTCATCGCCCACGCTGCGGGAGCTGGTATCTCGGTTTTGGGTGAGCTGACAGGTAGCAAGGTTGGCGGCGGCGATTTGCACCCGACGATAACCAGCGGCAATGTCAGCACGTAAGGCAGCATTCTCTTCGGTAACATGGGTTAATTTTCCTGAATAGTATTCGTCCAATTGCGCAACTCTGTTCTGCGCATCCTTCATCTGTTGGATTGTGGCTAACGTCTCCGAATGCGCCTTCTGATTGATAGCAACGATTTGAGTAGCATGTTGCTGTTTCAAATCAGTCAATTCACTGAGAAACAGTGAACGGTGTCCCCACCAGCCAAAACATCCCCCAATAACGAGGCTGACGCTGACAAGTAAAGATACTTTCTTCATTTATCCAGCCCCCAACACACCAGTTCAGCTTCTTGATCACGCCGCAGAACCTGACCATAACAGCCATTCGGCTGCCCTTGAGTTTTTCGGCAGTCACGCCCACCATCATAGACCCAGCGTTTGATCTCTGCACACGCACCTTTTTTATCGCCGGCGTTGAGTTTGCGATAAAAAGTGGAGGAAAAGCATTTTCCGGGGCCGATGTTATACGGACAGAAACTGGCAATACCGGCAATTTGCGGGTCAGTCAGCGGAACGCGCACATTCTTTTTCACCCAATCAATCGCCCTGTCGGCTTCGATTCGGTTCAAAACATCACATTGTTCAGGCGCTAGCTTCATTCCTTTATATACCGCTTTGCCATCAATGCGCGTCACGCCGCGACATATTGTCCAGATGCCGCCGCCATCTCGATAGGCAGACAGTCGGTTGCCTTCTTTCTCATCCAAAAATTGAGAAAGAATGACAGAAGAGCTAGCACCACCAATAATAAGGCCAATGATCACTCGGCTGAACCTGGTTTTGATATCCTGCATATCACAGCTCTCTTGGTGCGTGATGTATCAACTCGCTGACTATCTTGGCTGATTTCGACGCAGACTCAATATCCAGGTTTTCCAGGATGTTTTTCAGGATATTTTTCAGAATCAAGGTACGTTTCATCTGCTCCCGACGGTTGAGCTGATAAGTCAGAATACCGAGGGAAATGCTGGCGAATACCCCGAGAAGAAAACTCCACTCATATAAAGAAAGGCCAGAAAAAATGGCAGTAATACTGGCGCAGGCATAAGTTGCGTGACTGTATTTATCCATGCATACCCCTTAATCCCAGAGCTGGATAATCGGCTTAGTGGTCGTGGGCATGAATCCCGGCATTTCAACTTTCGTTCCATGAGGCAATACCGCGCCAAAATCAGCCAGACCAGGGTTGGCCAACAGCACACGTTCCGTCATCCCCAGCGTTCGGCCATAATGACGCCAGCACAGGGCATCAACTGTCTCATTTTGTTGTGCAATAACTTGCATACACTCTCCTTTCCTTTGTAGGAAATAGTAAGTAAATCGGAGAGTTATGATCGAATAATCAGAGAAATACCTCAATGAAGTGGCATTGTTGGGAAAATAGTACAAATGAACATCGACGCGTGTTGTAAATACATACTAAATAGCACGGGGGCAAGAAATTATTTCCTGCCCCCGTGCTACATAATCCATTATAACTTGTCATCCATTGAAGAATATCAATACCCTGTCGGGTTTAATCTGGCAACCAGCTATCATCTTCCCAGACGTTTTGAATAAGTTCCATCATCTGGTCATGCTTACTACTGTCTTTGGTTCCTGTCACTCTTACGGAGCTACTGCTGCTGACTGCAATTCTAAAATGCGTATCGGGATACTGCGGTAAAATTCTTTTTTTTAGTTCACTTTCAAGTGCAGACATCACTGATTCAGAAACATTAGCTCGTTTATCGAAAAGTATCTCCACTTTCATCATTTTCACCTGCAAAATTTATTCGTCTGTTGAACCTGAATTTTTTAATGCTTTCTCGAACAATAAATTGTTTTCTAAGTCATTTCTATGGACGTTAAGTCGGTTTTCATGAGGCGCAGATAGTTCAGCTATCCAGACCAACGCCAGCTCTTTGTCTTCCGCATGATTGCATTCGCAACTTGTTGCCATTCTGGCAATAAAATTAATACGTTGCGCTACCAATGATTCCATAAGAGAGTCCACTGATATACCCGCCTCCATATAAAACTGTATGCATATACAGTACACGTAATGTGTGAAAAATTAAAGAAGTTTTTACCTTTTCTAGTGACTAAATTTGATAATTAATACCTATTACGTGCTGTTTTTGCAGAAATATTTGCCATATTGATTAATTTATCATCCTCATCAATCCTGTAATTTACATACCCCTTCATTGCCCTATCCACTTGTCCATCCGTACAGTTATTGACAGAACTCCAAGAGGGCCATTCAGTGTTTCTTTTATAGACAATCTGTCCTGATGTCGGAGCAGCTTCTGATTTCGGTACAAGAGTCCATTGATGAATACGTGTGCAGATAAATTCCACACATGACAAAAATGGTGATGTCACCCCTTGTATGGTGTAAACATCTTCCCCATAAGGGCTGCCAAACGGGATATGTTTATAAGACAAACGAATAGTCAAATCACAGCGCGCAACCCACGGCCCGCCCTGTGCCTGAATATAAGCGGCCCAATTGCCTTCATCGGCTGCCTGCAAAACCGCATTGACTTTGTTATCCATTAAACGCACTTCCCCGAGACGGCGTAGTTCCCGCCAAACAGAAACAGGCGCTCCCCCAATTTGCTGAAATTGGCGAATGCGCCAGCGACTCGCCCATGCAGTCACCGATTTCGCCATATCGCGCAAAGGTGCGCCGGTTTGATGATCTTTTTCATCTTCCAGCGCATAACCATCAATATTTTTGGATATATACTTAGCGATATAGCCTGTCGCACTCCCTTTATCAGGATCTATGATTCTGTAATCAAAACGCGCTTTTTTGGCATCATCGCTCTGCAATTCAGCTTTCTCTTCCTGGCAAGCGTAATGCTCAAGGATCGCCCTGACCCGCCGCTGATGCTCCGGCAACATAAACAGCAGAATATGCCAATGAGGAGTGCCGTCATGGTGCGGTTCCACCACTCGGAAACCAAATAAATTAATGCCGGCACGGGCGATTGCGGCACGGGATTTTGCCCATATACCACACAGGTAGCGTTGAGTATCGCGAGGCGTCGCACCATTCCACTGTCTGACAAACCCGCCCTGATGCTGAACCGCATGGTATTTTGCCGGCGCCGTGATGGTATAAAATTCACCAACACATCCCATTTTGTCGGCGACATCTTCGAAACCACGCATTCTGACCATCAATTCACAACGTCGGATTGCGGGATTCGCATTACTATGAACCACCGTTTCCGCCAGCGAAATCCGTTCTCCGTTCTCATTTTCCAAATCAAAATGTTTGAAAAACTCACGGTTACGGCGTTTCTGTTCCAACCATTCACGCAAAGCATGGTTCGAAACATAAGGCGATGCGGCTTTTTGTACTTGCCCAACCGCAATTGCCATATGTTCAGACTGGATATCACGTAGACGTTTTAACCGAAAATACCACCAGCGGGCAGACATCATCCGCAACATACCTGCACAAAGTTGATCAACAGATGGTACTTTACGCCCATGATTAAAACGCTGCCAATAAGGAGGATTTGTGCCACATTGTAAAGTCAGCTTCGCCAGTAATTGGTATAACTTAGCGACACGGGGGAACAATTTACTTTCACTGTCCACAGGCGCGGCTTGATATTGTTGAGAAGACTGCAAGGAATAGTGCTCATAGTTGCTCGCAATAAAAACAGATATTTCATGAGCGAGCTTCAAAAGCTGTTTGCGATCGCATGTCACCACCTTTTCCAATTGCTCAATAAAAGGAAAAGGTGTTAGTCCCGATATATGATGAGTGAATGAATATCTTGCCTTAACCAACTGCAACCGTGGCAAGACATTTTGTCCAACTGTTCTTCTCAGAAAGGCGTTCGCATCACGGCGGCCTGAATGGTTAAAGATGCCAACATAACGGCGGCTGAAGTACTTCGCCAGAAAATCCGGCATCTGCCCGATATATTGGTGGCGCCATTGGTGATCTTCCGCGTTGACATCCCATAATAAACGTTCAGCCATTGACACACCCTGCGGTATGCTTGGCTGAAACAGGCCAGACTGCCTGCCTTTGGCAATAGGATAATCACCGTTATGTTCCGTAGTGATAAAACCACTATTCATCAATTCCACCATATTCAGGATGTGCGAGTGCCTGACGTACTCATGCCATTTGTACAAAAAACGTGTTCAAAAAATGTGATTACTTAGATAACTTCAAGTACTTAGGAAACTGACTGACAACAACTTTAATATGATTCATTGCTTTGATCAGAGCCTGTTTTTCCTCTGGGGTAAAATGTTCAAGCTCACTTTCGTGGCGTGCACGCGGAATATTCGCCAAATAAAAAATGGCGGATAACGCCCGCTTGTTCTCTTCGTAATAACTGTCCTTTTTGTCGCGCATGTCAGCAAAAAACCGGTTTAACTCTTTTTCATCGTCACCCCAGTATGTCGCCCTGATCCGCGATAAATGGTTCAATCCTTCCAGCCGTTGGCCAAGGTTAATCTGGGCAAATTTTTCTTTTTCCGTATTCGCCATTTTTTCCCTCACCGTTTTATCCCCAGCACTCTTCCCTGAATCTCGCAAACCATCCCCAAATCGCTGTCAATATCAGGTATAAAGATTGAAATCTGGACGTTCATGATGCAATATCTCTCAATGGTTTTCAGCTTAACCAATTCGGACTCACAAATGATCTCATTTAGAGAACTTTTGTGGGATACTAATACCCCTTATCTGTACTGTCAATGAAAAATACCAATATTGAGATAAAAATGGGGGCTGATAGTGGGGGAAGACCCGCTATTGAGCGTCTTGTCCGCGCGTATGGATTTAAATCACGCCAAGCCCTGAGTGACCATTTGGGCGTTTCCAAAAGCACAATGGCAAACCGCTATCTTCGTGATAGCTTTCCAGCGGATTGGATCATCCAGTGTAATCTCGAAACTGGCGCTTCACTGCTGTGGTTAAGCACAGGTCAGGGAGAAATGTTTTCGGATGGAGAGAGTGGTAAAACAGAACGGCTGGAAGATATCATCGCGCCATCAATTCCTCGTATAAAGTTATCGGGAGGTAAACTGAACGAGGCTAATCCAGTGATCCTGGACAGCGAATTGATTTCCAAAGAGCTTAACAACCCGTTGGTTGTTGATGATGGCGTGACATGGTATCTGCTTGATGCTCAGGGAGACAATATTCAGGATGGCTTATGGCTGGTGGATATCGAAGGTATGCACAGTATTAAAAGGATCGCCAAAATTCCTGTCAGTAAAATCCGTGTCAGCGATGATGACGTCACTTTTGACTGTTCAGTCAGCGACATTCAATTCATCGGCCGCGTGGTTCTGGTGATATCCAGACAATAACTATCTGGGTAACAACATGGTTTCCATCAAGGTTATCCTGCCTGTCGGGATAACCTTGATAATGTTTACTCTATCATGCCATCAACTTGAACGCCGGATCCGATACAGAACATGTTCTCTCAATCGGTGACCTTCCGGCACCAAAGGATGTAGAAATGTTTTTTCATCTCTGATCATGCCCAGTTTTTTCATCACACTTTCTGAGCGGTAATTAAGTACGGAAGTGAATGCCACAACTTCGTCCAACCCCGCGTCTGTAAACGCGAAATCAAAAATCCTGCGAGCCGCTTCACATGTATAACCTTTGCCCCAAAAAGGTTTATCAAGCCGCCAGCCAATTTCGACACAGGGATAACAGGGTGACTCTTCACTGGGAATATTTAGCCCAATCATGCCGATGAATGCACCATCCTGTTTTCGCTCAACTGCCCATAATCCCCAGCCACCCTGCGTTTCAAACTTACGGATCAAATTATCAACAAGAATATTATTTTGCTCTTCATTCAGTGTATTAAAGAAAAATTCCATCACTTCAGGATCGCTATTTAAGCGAAAGAAAGGCTCACGATCTTCTTCTTTCCAGCCACGGAGTAGCAATCTTTCTGTTTCCAGTTTGATAATCATAACGCCTCCTTAAAGACTCAGGATAAAAATCATTCAGCCGTCAAAATAAAAACCGCCGGAAAATGATACACATTTTCCGGCGGCTATGGCATGGATTTTTATTATCCAATATTAAGCACTATTTTTGGCTTTCGCTTTATCTGCCGGATTCTCTTTGATGGAAACAACCCGCTCAATATCCGGCTTTTTCTTGTTTTCGACCTGTTCAGACTGACCGACAAATAAACCGCCACGCCGGATTGACATACTTCCACAACGGCTGATACCACGTAGTTCGCCGTGCTCCAGGATATCCAGCGTTTCCGCACAGCACGTACCGTCAACATGGCCATCAATAATAATTTCTGGCGCATTAAGCTCACCTTCAACTTTTCCGGCATGCATGACACGAATAGCACCACCTTTTACGCGAATATTACCAACGACTTTTCCCCAGACCTGAATATCGCCTTCCATCTCAATATCGCCTTTAAATACCGAATTTTTCGCAATAATCGTATTGGAACGCGTTTCAACACTGAGGTTTTTTTTATCTTCAGGCTGTGTAGAAATGATTGGCGTAACAGGATTGGCAACTGGTGCCTCAGTTTTTTTTCCAAACATAGCATTTATTCTCAGTTTCATATTTGTAAAGTAAAGTACCAAGGCTAGAAAAGATATAATTGCTGTTATGGCACAACCGAGATGAGCGCCATACAAATATAGCCCTAAGGCACCCCCCCAAAGGAGCCATACACTGTATAAAAAAGCGTTATCTGAAAAACGATACCTTTCCAT